AGTCTTGTTCTTATTAATAACGTATCAAGATCTAAATTTCCTCCAATTATTATATCTTTCTTAAAGGTGGCATTTTCATAAAATAATACTTCTCCATATACATTGAGAGTATTTAAATTAGTGTTTCCCCATATAGTAATATTTTCAAATACAGAATCACCTGATCTTGTAAATATTGGATTAGATGGTACTGGAACACTTGCCATTTTTAAACTCCGAAAGATATACCTAAAATATTACTCTCACCAGTAACAATATCAGCAACTCCACCAGCAATTGGTGATTTTGATGCTGCTAATGCCAAATCCGTAACAAATGTCCCTTGGAAAGTTTTTAAGAAAGAACTTGTCCCCAATACATCCGCCATATTTCCTTTTTGGCATTTAATATCTACACTTTGACCAAGAATTTTAATATCTTTTGTTTTATGTTCTTGTTCATATCCTATTCTTATTCTTGGTGCCTGTATTACAACTTCAAGACTAGCTTCAAGAACAATTTGCTTTCCAGATATCTTTACATGTCCTTTATCGGCATTGACCGCAAAATCTCCTTTGTGTGCTATAAATTGGAATGTTGTTTGATCCTCATTAACTAATGAAGATGCACCAGTCTCAACCTGCAACATTCCTTCGGACATTATTTTACTCATCCCACTCTCACTATGAGATTGAATGAATCTAATTCCTTCATCGGTGGTAGATTGCATTGTAAATGCTGTTCTACCTGCACTCCCCATTTGAGGATTTCCAGTTTCGATTACTAATTTTGGACCAAATATATCAGTGGTTCTTGTTTCCTGTGCCATAATTAACTCACACAATCAATAACTTGGATGATTTCACCTTGACCACCTTGACCATCAGGTTGAACAATTGACATAATAGGTCTCAATACTGCACCAAAACCAGTACTACTTTCAATATTTAGGTCTGGTAGTCCATTGAATGCAAATCCTTCTTTGACATCACCTTCTTTGACATCAACTCTCGTAACTCGACCATCAACAATTTCAATATCAACTATATCATCTGCAACTATATCATCATCTTCATAGTCTTGCCCAGGATTTTCAATAATAACATCTACAATATAAAGTGGAAGTTCTCCAATATCAGCAGGATAATTTTCACCTTCACTTGTAATAACGACAGAAGTTACCTGTCCAAATGTAGGTGATGATGGATTTTGGTCAATAACTGCACGACCATATCCACCATATCCTTTATTACAACTATCTTGGAAAGTTACAAGTGGTGCTCTTGTATATGACTGTCCAGGATTTGTCATCTCTACACCGACTATACTTCCAACTTTAATTACAGAACCTACGGCATCTTCAGTATCAACATTATCAATAATTCCTCCAAGAATTACACTACCAGCAGCACCAAGTCCATCACCACCAAAGAAACTTGCGGTTGGTAATCCACATTGGGAAACATTACCAAAGTCGCAAGGTCCAAGATTAGATGCCTCACTTAATGGAGCACCAAATACAGTCCATTTACCATACTTTTCTTCAAAATCACCTACAAGATTTTCTGCTCCTTGAGATATTGCTGTTCCACTGAAAATTTTATTAAAAGCACTCTCTTCATCTTCTTCACTCTTATCCTTAAACAATCCCTTATCAATTATATACTTACTACTTGCAGGACAAATTGGTTTTTCTCCACATTCAAATAAATTAGCAATTTTTCTAATTGCATTAATTCCAGTAAGTAAGAAATCTTTTATTTTAAATCCAAAACCAATCGGACTTAGAATATTAGTTATTGGAGCCAGTAATGGTCCGGCAATAGAATCAACGATATTTACAAGATTATTCGTAAATGCACCTACAATCTGTTCAACAACACAAGCACCGGCATTTAAAACATTTTTAACTGCACCAGTTATCAAATCTGTCATTACATCTTTTGCACTCTCCATGACTTTTGTTGCCGCACAGAATAAACCATCAAAGAGAGCTTTCGAAAGACCCATTAATGGTATTTCAATTCCAATGATTTCTGGAATCGTTCTTCCTATAGAGATAAGAAAATTTTGAAGTGCGATTATTCCTTGGTTAACTAATCCAGATAGTGCATCACTCAAAGAACCGAGCATCTTATTCACAAATCCGTTTATAGTATCTCCGATTAAATTGACGACGGACTTTATCTCATTTGGAAGATTTAAGATTGCATTACCAGCTTGAGTAATCTTATCAAAAAAGTTTGTTAGATATGCTTCTACTTTTGCAAATGTATTATCCTTACACGGATCTGCTTGTACGATTATATTACCCGTTGTTATTGATTCTGATTTACCGGTGCTCATAATTTATTATCCTCCTTAATTTTTATTTATGGGGTTTCTCTTTTTTTAGATTTATCACTTCCAGAACCTGTATTTAATGGTATAGAAACACAATTTCCACTAGATTCACTCTTTTCTTCTCTCCCCTGAAGATTTTTTGGTTGCATTTTTCCAAAAAATCCAGATTTCGCATCAAACCTCCCTCCACCATATTTAATAAATTCGGTTCTACCAAGCATACCTAATATAATATTAATTCCTCTTTTCCCTCCAATTTTATTTCCATAAACAATATCGCCTTGTGATATTCTTACTGATTGGCTACGATTAGCACCACCGCTACCTGCTGTGGAAGGTAAAAGCACTAATGCATATTCAATTTCAGAATTATTAATATCAGATTTACTTGAAGAATAATCGTTCATTATAGCAACTTTATATCTCCATCCCCACCCTTGACCAGTAACTTGTTCTTTCTGATCATCAAATTCTACTATTGTACCTATAAAGGGAATTGGAGTTTCTTTACTTAGATTATTAAGCATTATTCTTTGTTTTTATTAGTATATATTCCGAATGAATCACGAACAAGAGTCAGAGAAGTAAATGATCTTTGAGGATCAAAATGATGGCAAAGATTTAAAATTATATATTTTCCACTCTGATTTAAATCAAAACTACCCAATTCTTTTTGGTCTGAAAGTGATTCAAATTCACATATAATAGCATCACCGGCAACTAAATTTGGATTACATGGAACAAGCATATTAAGAACTTGACTCATCAAAATATTATATCTCATTGCCGATTGAGGAAGATAAACTCTTGGATCATTATTAATATCAGTATCAATTCCAGAACTTGAAAATCCAACATCTAATATGCGATGATGGGTTCTTGAGTAAGAATTATTTGATTCAATTGGGCTATAATCAATAGTTTTTCCAAGAGATTTTTTCAACTCATTATTTTTTATTCTATAAATTGATTCAGAAAACTCAAATGTAAGAGGATTGAAAAATATATTTCTAGATTCATAAACACCCGACTTTAGTGCATTAACAAGATTTTGATTCTTATTAATTGAAAATGATATTATTTTATTGTCATTTTGATCATCTTTAACTGATGATTTCATTACTCCATAATATTTGTAGTATGCTTTCGGTTCTTGTATGATTAAACTATCAATAGATTTAAACTTAAATCCGTCCTTTGTTTCATAAAAGAAAAATCCAGGATTTCCTTGAGCAAATGTAGATTTAGATGCAAGATCCAAAATAATATCAAAGGGAGTTTCATTCAGACCTTTAAATGAATATGAGTTTCCAGTTTCATCCAAATCTAATTGATTTTTTGGTACATTAAATTTAGATGTTAATATTTTTTCAACACTATTTTTGATAGCACCATTATAATTATCCGATACTGCAATATTATGGTTTGATAAACCTTCCTTAGAAACTAAACTAAGGGCAACTGATTCTCTCTGAGATTCTTGATTTAAATTGACTGCAGTATTTACGAATAGATTATCTTTAATTACACCTAACTTCGAATTAATTATGAATTGTATTTCTTCACCACCAGTAATTGGTAATGTATTATAAATTGTTCCACTACGATTTTCTTTTTCATTCTTTAGTGCTCCTGCAGTATCAACAAAGGTCATTGTTGCAGTAACATTTGGAGACAGCAAACTTTCATAATAATCAAAACTCGTAGTCTTAAATTCAAGACTAACTTCTCTATCACCTTTGATGATAGATAACTTTTCATAAATTGATGATGATGATGCGTTTGCCATTTAAGTTATTATTGGTTGTACTGCATAAATGTAAGTTATTGTACCTTCTTCACCAACAGAAGTATTTAACGATGCTATCTGATTATTTTTGGAAGTTGTTGTATTTGATGATACTTTTAGTGCTTTTTGTTTTGGTGTAATAAGTTTTTTCCAATATGTAGGAGGATTTGACGGAGGTGGATCATTTTTTCCTCTTTGAGATGCATAATGATAAAAATTTCCTCTATCAGAGAATTTAATATCTCCTGGTCCCATATTTCCATATTGAGATGTTCCCTTGAAATCAGTTCTTCCATTTAGTCTTTGAATTGCTTCTGCAATTTTATTTTTATTTGCTTTTAATTTTGCTGCAAGTTGTGGATCTCTTCTAGCTCCACCATCTTCATATGCAGCATATTGACCTGGTGCAGTAAAAACTCCCATAATCGTATTGGGATATCCTGGATCAGCAAGTCTAGTTAAAATATTTGCAGCAACACCATATTCATCATCACTGTTTGGTTGTGCCTCACCAGAAACCGCATAGGCAAGATCACTAAATTGTTGATCTGTTAATGAATTAAGTGTTGCATTTCCAGATCCGAGTTTAGAAACCGTGCCTGCTCCTTGACCTCCTGCTCCTTGACCTCCTGCTCCTTGACCTCCTGCTCCTGTATATCTTTGTCTTTCTGATGTTGTAAATTGTCTTTCCGTAAATTCGTTCGTACCTTGATCTAAAACTCCTTCTTTTCCATCTTTTACAGCAAGAACTTTATTTTTACCACCAATCAAATTTCTTACTACCTCTATAGCAGGTTTTAATGCTTTAATAAGAGGTTTTAAAATTCCAGCTTGTTCTGATATTTGATCAATTAATCCATCTTTTTTATTCAGTTCTTCTAACTTATCATCAACTCTTTTTTTATCCATATCATATTCGTTCTTATTAAAACTACCTTCCATAAACCCTTTAATCAAATTAAAAGCACTCTGGATTGGAGTTACAAACTCAACTATAGAATCTATCACAGATCTAACAGTTTCAATAATTTTTGGAAGATTTTGAACTAAAATTCCAGTAAGAACAATAGAACCAAATTCTAGTATTTTACTAAAAATACCCCCACTTGAAGATTGAATTGTATTTCCTACTTGACTTAATCCACCTCCTTTAAGATTTTTTGATTCTATAATTTTTTCTTTTTGCGACTGTTTTCTTCTCTTCATTTGATTTGAAATGAGAGTAGAATTTTTTTTCTTTAACTTAATATAATCCTTATTAGATTTCTTAAGAAAACTATTAATATTAGTTACATTTAATTTTAGGTTTTTTACTTGTGTTATTTCCATATCTTATACGTATATTCCATAAATTTCTGGAGTTATATTCATATATGGATTACTTCCATTCACAGGAGATATAGAAGGAACAGGAGGTGCTGTTTGTTGATCTGAAACTGGTTGTTCTTTCTTCATAACTTTTGGAGGGAGTTCCATTGTTATAAAGTTAATCTTACCGGCACCTTTAGAAGAAATCATCTGATAGATTTTTTCGGTTCTCATATTATTGATAATGGATCCATCAACATTTGGAGCAAAGATTTCTGGTCCGGATTCTCCCACGAGATATGGAGTTTTTGCTGATACTGGACCACCCATTGCTCTTCCTTGCAATTCTTTAATTTTATTAAAATTTGGCAAAATTAATGACGTAACTCTTTCATTATATTTTTTTTCTATTTTATCTTGAATCATTTGATTTACTTGACGTTCAGTCATACCTTCAGGATAAGGGGTATTAGAATCTCCATAAGTTTTAGCATTAAGATTCACTTTCGCTAATTCTATCTTCTGCTCTTCATTCATTTCTGACTTCAGGTTTCTTAATTTTTTCCTCTCTTCCAAAACTTTATATACCAGTTCTTTTCTTCCTTTTTCTTCAACATAATATCCAGGTTCTTCTGCTTTCGAACCTAAATTATATGCTTTACCATGAACATTAATTCCTATACCAGCATCTTTTAATTTTGCATCCAAAACACTATGAGCTTGACTAAATGCTTTTCCACCTGTAACATTATTGCGAGTCATATTAAAAAGTGCTTCTCCTGCTTTATAAGTTGCAGCTCCAATAGCAACTGCCAATAAAGCCTTTAAAAATAATGGATTCAAAAGTAATCCAGTTAATAATGGTATTCCCTTTACAAGTAATCCAACAGCAGTACTAATTACACTCAATACAGCAGAAATTGGTCCAACTATATTAAGTAGTGCAATACCACCAAGTGCTGCGAGTCCCCACTTCCAATGCTCTTTAATAAAATCAAACCAACCCATTAATTTATTTTTATTTTCTTCATCACTTAACCAAGTAAACACAGCATTCGCAGCAATACCAGTTCCAAGAATTGAAAGAAAATCCATTATCTTATCAAAAATTCCTTTAACAGGTTTTAAAAGACCACCTACAGTTTTTTTAATTGCTCCACCAATGTTCCTAACACTTTCTATTGCACCTTCTTTTAACCTTAATTTTTCTTTAGACTTTTCTTTCTTAAGAGTTTTATTTTTTTCTTTTTCATCAACAATTCTCATTGCAAAATCTAAAGCAAGTTGCTTTTGAATTTCTACAAGTATTCTATTTGTTTCTACTAATGTATCATTAATCGATGATTCTTTGTATATTTCTTCGGGTTTTATAGTTGATGAAGAAGGTCTAATAAACTTTATCCTACTTGTTTTTATTTTAGGAGAAATCTTAGAAGCACTAGAAGATAAAGGAGAAGATAAATTTCCTTTGCTAATTTTTTTTAATATTGGTGGTGCAGTGAAAATGCTACTACTGAATGCCATTCTGTTGTTGTGCTTTTAGGTTTTCATCTTCAATATGTTGTTGTAGTAGAGCAAGATATATTTCTTTTTCCCACGGAATCATATTTTCTAACTCTGTTAGTGAGTATTTATGATGTTGCATCAAAGCAAAGTTTATCTTGTAGTATGACTCAAGACTTGTATGAGCCATACCTAACTGAAAAAACTTGCTAACCCTTCAAGAACAACATCACTCTCTACATTAGTATTTGGATTTTTTACTTTTACTGTGTGTGAAAGTTTTGGCATTGTTTCAAAAAACTTTTCAATTTCTTTGAACTGCTTACTGTTTAATTGATCAACAAATTCTGTCAATTCTTTTTTGCTACATTCTGATGCACTCCAACTTTCTTCTTTATCATAAACCATTTCGATACAAGAAGTAATCATATCTAATGACTTCGTAACATCACTTACATTATCATTTATTTCAAAATTATTACCAATAAATTGTTCAAAAGAAGGATACCTCAATTTCATTGAATATGCATCATCTAATTTAATAATATTCTTGTGTTCTTTACTTTTCTGAACTTTAATTAAATCAATATCAATTTCCACATCAACAGTTGTCTCACCATCATCAGGACAAGAAAGTTGAATTTCTACGGTTTCTCCTACAGACCTTGCACGGACATTTAAGAACAAATATTCAATATCAAAAGTTGCAAGAGACTGGACTTTAACACCTCTTGTTATAATACAATTATTCAAGATTTGAATAAGACCATCAGAGATCTGTTTCATATCTTCAGTTTCTAATGCAATTAAAAGAATTTTTTCTTCTTTGACTAGAAAGGGACGATACTTAACTTTCTTTCCACTCGAAGGCAACTCCATCTCATAAGTCGGAGTATTAATTTTAGGTAAAGGCATGATGACCCATTATAATTTCAGTTGTGATTATTTAGAACGTTATCCTATAAGTGTTTCAACAAATCCACCACTAACAATAGTTCTCGCATCTTTTATACTTTTTCCAGTATCATCAGCAAGTGCTTGTGCGTCTTGTTCAAGACCTCGATTATTTAATTTTTTACTAGGATTTACAATGTAACGATCATAGTTAAATGTCACATTAATTTTAAGTAAATCTGCAGTTCCATATGCTACAGGAATTGATGTCATAGACTTTGGAAATGCATTCTTAAACTGATATACTATTTCATTCTTATAGTCTTTCTCAAATTTAGAAATATACATCGTGTCAACTTTATATGTATCAGGATATTGAAATCTTCTATAGTAACCAGGTTTATTTTCATCATCCGCACCGGCACTTGAAATATAATCCATCCATCCTTCAAATATTCTCAAGTTCTTATAATCATTATCAACATAAAATG